CAGATCGAAGCTCCTGGACGCCTTTTCCGGCTCACGGATACCGGCGTGTTCACGCGCATCGACAGTCTGACCATGAACGACGGGCAAGACTGATGGTCGGCAAGCTGCAACCTCTCGTCAATAATCAGATGATTGTCGGGCCTGACGGCAAGCCGACCGAGTACTTCATTCGCTGGGCGCAGCAGCGCCAAATAGACATTGGCGAAGCTATCGATGAAAATCGCGCTCTTGAAATAATCCAGGCGTTCATAGACGATTATCAACTGCAAGCGGGCAGCGGAATTTCCATCACGCCGAATGGAAAGCTGACCAGCAACCCGACAATTTCGGCACAGGCGCAAGCCATTCTGAACCAGATTTCGACTGTACATGGCACTATTCTGTTCAGGGGCGCGACAAACTGGCAGGCGCTTGCCCCTGGAACTAGCGGCCACTTTCTCCGCACGAACGGCGCGAACGCAGATCCGAGCTGGGCGGCAGGCGGCGGAGGTGGAGGCAGTGTGGGGTGGAGTAATAATCTTCGCTGGGCGCAAGAAATTACTGCAACTGCGACAGGCACTTTTTCAGGTAATCCAAACGCTTCTCTTAGTTCGGCACCTGTTAACTCATTCTTTTGGTCAAACTCGTCAGGTGCTCAAAATCTTGTGTTTGACCTAGGGTTGGCTATGGGTAAAATCTGCACAGGGTTCAGGATATTTCAAAACAATACAGTCTCGCAAGGAACATGGAGTTTTCAAGGGAGCGACGACAATTCTACATGGACTGATATCGACACAGGTTGGTCGTGGGCACCTACAACTATACAAGGATTTACTTACCTTGAACGCACTTTTACTAACTCCACAATTTACCGCTATTACCGCATGATTAAAACAGCAGGAAGCACTAACAGCTCTCCTTTTGTCAACTGGTTTCATTTGAGGTTCGAATGACGCATAAATAGGTCGCGTTCGGATATTGACCCCTCACCGTCTCTAAGTTATACCCACCCTGTTCCCTCGCCGCAGCGCGTTTTGTCCACATAGCCCAACCGGGAACCACGGGGCCATCTGGATGCAGGCAGCATGAACGCGCACACCCAAATCATTGAAGCTATCAACACATCGCCTCTTAATCGAGGGCTGCGAGGTGCCGATTGGCTGGCCTTCGAGGGCAACATTCCGATCACTTTCCCGAACGGCGACATTGCCTTGTTCGATTGGGAAAGCGATGGCATCTACCAGGTGCATTTCCTGTTCGTGTCTCGCGGTCGGGAAGCCATCGACAATGCCAAAGAGTCATTTCGCCAGATGTTCGTCGATCACGGCGCGGAAGTGATTTTCGGCTTAGTACCCGACTTCCGGCGTGACGTGAAGCTGCTTGCCCGCTGGATCGGCGGCAAGTATGTAGGCAAGCGCGAGACTTCGGAAGGTGTCTGTGAATTGTTCGTGCTGTCGAACGTCATGTATTTCAAGGATCGAATCTGATGGGCTTTTTGAAACAAGGGATGCAGAACTTCAATTCGCAGTTTGCGAATCCCACAGATCGCATCGGTTTTGGTCTCGACATGATTGCGCGTGGCGGCGGATCTGACGCAGGATATAGCGGGATGCAGCAGTTTCAGCAGCCGATGCAGCAGCCAATGCAGCAACCCATGCAGCAGTTTCAGCAGCCGATGCAGCAGCCGGTGCAGCAGCCGGTGCAAGGGAATAATTTTCTGCAAACTCTGTTTTCTCGGCTTCTCGGCAGAGGACAAAGGTAATGGGCTTTTTGAAACCAAAAGCAGCACGATCTGACAATGCCAATATGGGGCTTATCAACTCGACCTATGGCGGGATGATGAACCAAGGCACTGCGGCAAACAGCAACCTGTCCGCGCTTTTGACGGGGCAAGGCGATGTTGCTGGAGCAAGGCAAGGACTGCAAGGCTACTTGGACATGGCAGGCTTCGCTCCTGCCATGCGCCAGATGAGTCAGGCGACGACAGGCCAAGGAGCCGCATCGGGGTTGCTTCGCAGCGGGATCACGGCCAATCGCCTCCAGACGCGCGGCGCTGAACTCAATCAGGGCTTCACCAACAATTACCTCCAACAGCTTGCAGGTCTTTCGGGGCTAGGCTTGCAGGCAGGCGGTCTCGTAACGAATGCAGGCCAGCGTAGTGTCGGGGGGAGACCTTCGACGCTCGGCAGCATTGCCAGTGCGGCAGGCGGTATTGCTTCCATCTTCTCGGATCGCCGCCTCAAAACCGATATCGTCAAGATTGGCGAAGAACCGGATGGTCTCGGCATTTACGAATTCCGTTATCTTCTGGAACGGGATCGCGTCACTGGCGTCATGGCTGATGAAGTCGCCAAGCTTCGTCCGCACGCGCTCGGTCCGACAATCCAAGGCTATGCGACCGTCGATTACGGAGCGTTGTGATGAACCTTCTCCAAGCGCTCCTCGCTGCGCAATCCTCGGCAGGCTTTGGCACCAGTGCGCAAGGCATCCCGCAGCCAATCCAGTCGATTGATCCCAACACTGGAGAGCCGGTGTCTGGGCCGATCCTGAATGGTGAAATGCCGCAGGCTCAAGAACCAATGCCCCAATTCCAAGGAAATTTTCAACGAATGACGCAAGGGGCTCCTCTTGAAAAAACACCTTCGCCGGAAATCATGCAAGCCATTGGAAGTAGTCCTGCAACACCCGCCGTTGAAATGCCTGCGCAGCAATCACAGCAGCCTCAACAATCTTCGCAGCGTCCGCGCCGTTCATTCCTCGACACGCTCGGACAAATTTCCGATGTGCTGGCGCGTGTCGGTGGCGCGGAACCTTTGTATCAGCCGACCTTGGATGCGCGGGAGGACAGGCAAAGGGCAATCGACCTCGACGAACTGCGACGGCAGCAGATCGAGCAACAGATGCAGCTTGGAAGCCAGCGGTTAAAGGCAGGCGAAGAAGAATTCGCTGACACCGCACGAGGTCGGCTGGCGATGGCTCTTGGCGCAGTTTCGCAGAGCAAAAACCCTGCGAAAATGTGGAGTCAGATCGACCCTGAAATGCTTGGCCTCGACCCGCAGATTTATGCGGCTGTGACACAACGGATCGCGGCCAACCCGCAATCTGCGGAAGTGCTTGCACAGTCGCTTGGATGGTCGCCCAATGTTGACAAGGGTCAGGGTTCGCTGGCAAAAGAGGTGCAACTTTACCAAATGCTCATGCAGGAAGGCGGACCAAAGATGGCAAAAGCCTATCTTCAAAGTCTGGTCAATCCATCCAGCATGACTGAATATCAGCGGGCTACAATTAATCTCAAAATAGCCGAAATGATCTCCGAACGCGAAAAAGCCGCAGCAGAAGCCGCAGCAGAAGCGAGTAACCCCGCCGCAAATCTTACTCCAGGCCAAAAGAGACTCGATCAGGCTTTCGGCACGGTTTACAATGATTATGTTGCTCGCGGGGGTTTTGCCGATGTGCAAAAAGGTATCCAACAGCTTCGTGAAGTGCGGGATGCACTAAGAAAAGGCGGCATCACTGGTGGCGTGTCTGGGTATTTGCCTACCCCCATCCGCTCAATTTTTAACGAAAAATCTGTATCTGCACAGGAAGCCGTTGAGGAAGTCGTGCAACGCAATCTTCGGCTTATTCTCGGTGCACAGTTTACGCAGAAAGAAGGCGAAAGACTGATCGAGCGCGCTTACAATCCTCGGCTAAGTGAGTCTGAAAACATCAAACGACTAGATCGTTTGATTACGCAACTTGAAACTTCGGCCAGAGAAACAGAAAGCGCTTCGGCATACTTTGAACGATACGGCACTCTGAACGGATGGAAAGGAAAACTGCCGGGTCAATCTGCGCCTCCTCCTCCTACCTCGCCTCGCTCTACGTCTACGCGCACGGGATCAGGTAATCGTCCTTCGGTCCAGACGCCTGCGGCACCGCCCCCACCTTCTGACCCTATAACTTCGAGAACGATTGAAGCTGCGTTGCGGCGTAGGGGATTGATGTAATAATGGCAAAGCAACCCCGACAGCGTGTGACTCCCGAAGAAGCCCGCGCAGCTTATGAGCGTGCGAGGCAAAGCATCATTGCGCGCGTCAAAGATCCAGAAAAGCGAAAGAAGGCTTTGCTGGCCTACGAAAGCGATCCACGCATCCAGACTATTCGAGGTTTGGCAGGTATGCCGTTTGTCTCGACGCGGCTGCAAGACCGTAAGAGGGCAGCACCAAATCTGACACCTGAGCAACGACGCAAAGCAGTCCAAGAGACTGTTCGGCGCACGATTGAGCAGCAGAAGAAGGCCAACAAAAATTCGATTATTCCTGAAAGCGTGCGCGATTACGGTGCGGGCTTGCTTGGATCTGCGAATGATATGTTTTTCGGTTTGCCTGCACGCGCCGCAGGACTGATAACAGGCACCGACAATGATCTGATGCAGGAATATGCAAGACAGCAAGGTCAGCGTGCACCTGTCACAAACTTCTTCGGCACACTTGCCGGAAGCGTTTTCACAGGCGGAGGATTGCTTCGGGGAGGCACGGCATTGGCAGGAGGTCTTGCGCGATCAGGAACACCTGCATTGGCTCGGACTGGGCAAGTGTTGCAGTCTGGTGGCAAAGCTATGACCCTCAAAAGAGGTGAGACTCTTAAGAACGCGGGTCGATTAGCTGCGGGAGGTGCGACGTTCGGAGCCACTGAAAGCGCGATCAAAGGCGAAAACATTCCCGAAGGTGCTGCATTTGGTGCAGGCGGAGCAGTGGCCTTGGGAGCAGGTTTCAAGGCCGGAAGTCTGTTGGCTGGCAAAGCTTCCGATGTGCTTAGGCAAACCGGAGCCGATGCTTTCATCAAGCGATACACCACGACCACGCGCGAAGAATTGCAAAAGCGTCTCGATGATTTCCGTGCGCGTGGACAGGCCGAACCGACTTTTTATGAATTGCTGAATCTGAAAGATCGGCAAGCCTTGTCGGCTCGCTTTGCGCGACTCGATGCGGCTGAACAGGAACGCGCGGCATCCTTGGCGCGCGCGCGAGTTGAGGCTGTTCCTAGCGAAGTTGCACAGGTTGCTCGAAAAGCTACACGAGATCAGAGGCGAAGCAATATCAACAATCTTGCCACAGCGCAAGCAACTGCACGTGGTGCAAGCACACCGACAACTGCCGAAATGCGTTTGGCAGTAGGAGCCGCAGATAATCCGACACGTCTTGCGCAGCTTCGAGAAAATGAAGCCGCCAGTATTATGCGCCCGTTCGACAATCAGCGCGCAGTGGATAATGTATCTGATCTAATTCCAACTGAAATGCGCGCTCTTGATCCGGACAAACCGGGCGAGATTTCAGAAGTCGAAGTCGATCCTGAAGTGTCCTCGATGATCCGTGCTGCGGCAGGTCTTGCACGCATTCGTCCGGAAGACCAAGGTTTGTCGGTTCGAGAACTGACGAGCATGATCAGAAAACTCAAAGAAATCGCGCGCACCACGAAAGACGCAATTCAGCAAGGAAATGCGCAGCGTGCCGTCGATCATCTTGAGGACCAGCTTCGTCTAAACGTCCCTGGCGTCGGCAGTGCACTTGAGCGCATGAATACCGCTTGGGCTGCACGTTCACGCCAGTTGGAAGGCATGGGCGAAACTCGCGCACAAGCCGATGTTGACGTGAGCACATCGCAAAGGCTCAGGAAGTCGGAAAACGTATTCGAAACGCCGGAAGGGACTGTCGGCAGGCAAGCAGGCCAGAGAGCAGAATTGCTCGACGATCTCGGCCGCCGTCCTGACGTGGCTTTGGGAACTGTTCGTAATCTTGCAGATGATGCCACTGAGCAAAGCCGGATTGCACAAAATATCGGGCGTCCTGCGCAGCAAGAGATCAGTGCTGCGGCCAAGGCACAGAGCGATGCGGTCAAAAATCTTGCAGTAGCTATCCGTGATCCTGATTTTCGCGTGGATGAAGTCACCGCAGGCGATCTTGCCACTGTTGCGGCTGGCTTCATGCCTGGCTCGATGGTGCAAACGAGGGGTCGGGCAATCGCAACCCTGTGGCAGCGATTTGGGGAAGGACTGTCCCCGAACCGTTCACGCACGATCGTGGATATGCTGTTTTCACGCGATCCAGCCATGACTTTGCGCGCAATGAAGGCTCTGCAATCAGAAGGTCCGCAAGGATTGGCGGCGCTTCGGGATATTGCAACGATGGTGGCAAGCGGAACAACGGGACAAAACCTGTTTGCAGAAGAACCAAGCGCACCTATGCCTGCCGATGCCGAGACAGAAATAGAGACGCCGGAAGTCATGGAGGAATCTGTCGAAGGTTTGTCCGAGGAAGATGCGTATCTGGACAGCCTTCCTCCCGAACAATTGTTTCAGATGCTCGAAGAAGCGAAAGCCAGAGAAGCTGAAAATCCGCGAAGCTATGACGACTATTTGGACAGTCTTCCCCCTGAAGAATTGTTCGAGATACTTGAGGATCTGAAAGCAGAAGAATCTGCCAAGCAAAATCTGCCTCCCTATATGAGAGACATGTAATGAGTCCTTCGGATTTCTCAAATCAAGTCGCAGAGATCGCGAGTCTGAAAGCCACTGTGAAGGCGCAGGCTTTGGAAATTCGTGACCTGAAAAAATTGTTCGGTGAAACCAGCAAGGAAGTCAATGATTCCCTTCGTGCGCTTACGAAAGCACAAAATGAACTGACACTCCAAGTGCAGCCGATGGTGAATTCAGCGGCAAAGCTGGAAAAACTCTTGACCGAGGCAGACCGCAACGATGGCATGAAATCGCTTGCAAAATTGCTTATCGGCGGCGGGTTCATTGCGGCATGTGCATCAGGACTAGCAGGTATTTACGAGTATTTCAAAGGATTAGGAAGTTGACAATGGCTGGTTCAGATCAAAAACAACTTGATGCTTGGGCGAAGAAGAAGGGATTTCCCAACTACGCTGCGATGAAAGCGTGGAATGAGAAATACCGGAAGCCCGCTACTCGCACTGTCACACCGAAGAAATCTAACAATTTCTTCAAACAATTGCTCGATTTCCACCCGTTGAATTATTCAGCAAACAGGATTACCTCTGCCATGAAGAAGGCAGAAAAACGATGAACGATCCGCGTGAACCAATCTTTGCCGCAATCCGTGCAGCGACGGACGGCAACCCATTCAACGTGCCTGGTCGCATCGAGCAACTACATACGCTCTTGGATGGCTGGGGTGTTCGCCGCGCTGTGGCAGTGCCAGAAGCCATGCGAACCAGCCAAGCGGGGATCGACCTGATCCATAGCTTCGAGGGCTTGCGGCTCAAAGCCTATCCCGATCCCGGCACGGGGGGCAGTCCGTGGACTATTGGATGGGGAAGCACGACGGATGAACAGGGTAGGCCAATCGAGCCGGGGACTGTGTGGACACGCGAGCGCGCCGATGCGCGTTTTCGCCAGCACCTCGCACAGTTTGAGCAGGCAGTTCGGAACGCGCTGGGTGATGCGCCCGTGACGCAAAACCAGTTTGATGCAATGGTTTCACTGGCCTACAATATCGGGCGCGCAGCGTTCCGGAGATCGACGTTGGTTCGCAAGCACCGCGCAGGTGACTATGCTGGGGCGGCGCGTGAGTTCCTGCGCTGGAACCGTGCGGGTGGCCGCGTCATGGCAGGTCTGACCCGGCGCCGGGAGGCCGAGGCGCGTATGTATAGCAGGCAATCGTGACGCTCCGCCGCGAAGCCGTCCGCATCCTTGGCGTGCTTGGTGCAGCGATCCTTGGGTTGATGGGGTTCATGGCTTACCACGAGGCCATGACGCTTCGCGAGGCCGTAGGCTGGACGCTGGCGGGGTGGCTTTCGGTGCGCGAGATCATGAGCAAGATCGAAAATGTGGCCCTCGGCAGCCGAGCAGCGCCGGAGGAACCCGAATGATCAATGCCTCCCGGAAAAATGCCCTACGCAAGCGCCTTGCGTTCGTCAGTCATGATTCCACTTTGCCTCCGGATATTCGAGCCATGTCGTGCGATGATATTGCTGGCGAATAATCCCGGCATTGCCGCCCTCCCGGCTATCGCGCTCGACCAGAGTGCATTTGACACCGCCAATCGTTACTGTGCTCCGCTTTTTTCGATCTTGTCGCCCCATTTGCGGCCTGTGGGTATAGCGCGCGTCAGATGTTCAAGGCACCGCCAGCGGGGCAACCGAAAGAACACCTGCACACCGGGCACCGCAACATGCAAGTGCGGACGTCCATAGCTGCCCAAACTCAACGCAATCATGATTGCTCCGAATCTGACCTCGCCATAGGGCGCGCGAATGCTGGTGCGTTTCCATCCCTCCCAATAGGAATGCTTGCGAGCACCGATCAGTCTTGCAAGCAACGGAACTTTGCGATCAGGCCAAGGGGCACGTGCGTCGAAGCTGTTCATCTCAATCTCCATCACGATCTTCCTGCGTCACATTTTCCATTGCATCACCTTTCCAATCGGTTTGCGCTTAGCCGTCGCCGTAGCCCTTTCCGGTGCCGTAGCCATAGCCGGAGCCGGAGCCGGAGCCGGAGCCGTAGCCGTCGCCGTAGCCGGAGCCGTAGCCTTTGGCGTAGCCGTCACCGGAGCCGCCGCCGGAGCCAGAGCCGGAGCCGGAGCCGTAGCCGTCGCCGTAGCCGGAGCCGTCGCCGGAGCCGTAGCCGCAACCCTTGCCATAGCCGTCGCCGTAGCCGGAAAGCATCCTGTCAGCCATTGTAGACCGCCTGGGCGCGAATGACGCGCTCCGATTCTTCGGTGCACTGGATGATTTCGCAATTCTCCGTGAGGCAGATGCGATCCACTGGAGCCGACAACTTGCTTTCAGGGTGGACGCCAGACAGCGCAATGGCATTGAGGAAGTCTCCCGAACCCCTGACCTTCCAATACCAGAGACGGCGAGCCTCGGTGAGCACGCAGGCGCGGCCATCGAGAGAAAGGTCTGCCAGTAGGGACGTGTTAGTAATCCCACGGCTCACCGCCCTCGTCGTAGCTGTCAAGTGCATCCCGAACAGCCCATATCACACCGACCAAAAAACCAATGCCTAGAAACACAATCGCGCCAGCAATTTCGATCATAAAAATTTCCTCCCGTAGTGAGCCAGCAAAGCTGCTTCGGCTCTGCCATCGTCCTTGACCCTGCCAAGATGCGATGCTGTCGAAGGATAGAGATTGGAGCACTTCTCCCGGCTGGCACCCTTGTCGCTGTTCTGCAAGCCTAGCTTGGCTTTCCAGACACTAGGTGTCACAAAATGAACCGGACAGGACGTGGTGGCCTGCACCAGCCCATGCACGAAGCCAAGAGTGCGTCCGAACGTGAACATCGAAGTCACACCCTGCCTCGGCCTCGCTGCAATGTCCTCGATCACCACCATGTCAGGAAGCGCCATATCCAGTGCCATGCACCATTGACGCGCCCACAGGCTCCAGGCAGGCTTGGCCTTGCCTTTCAGCTTGACCATCGGCACATCGAAGAATTCCGCGCTTCCATCCGGATGCAGGATCGCCAACGCGCCTGTCTTGCCTGGGTCAATCCCTGCGACGATCATTTCCTATACCTTTGCATCTTCTCGACCTCTGCCTTCACGCGGAATTTCCGCTCGATTGCCCAAGGCGAAATATCTTCCATCACCTGCTTGACCGTCTCGACCAGATCAGGCCGGTCGAATTCCTCGAACACCAATTCGTCGTGAACCTTGAAGATCGTGTTGAGGCCAGCCGCTTCGGCGCGCTTCATGGCTTCGACCATCAGATCGCGCGCGCTTCCCTGAATGCAATCAGCGGTCAGCATTCCGTGCCAAGCCATGTGGCGACGGAATTTCTTGCCTTGGTAGGACATGAACGTCCACGAAGGCCGTTCCTCGCCTTGCGGCGTATAAGCGATTGCCTTACGAGGGCGATGATACCAAATCTTGCGACCGGATGGCAGGCGCATGGTCAGAAAATCGTATTCCTTGCGAAACTCGATCCCCTCATAGCTGTGAGCCTTGCCGAGATCGGAATAAACAGCCTGCACACTGGCATCGAACAGGCCATACCAAAAGCGGGGGACTAAGGGGGCTACTTCATTTCTGTAAGTCGATATAGCGAGCATCGCCAGATCAATACTCTCTTTCGGCGCAAACCGTGCACGGAAGCCGACTGGGCCGAGACCGTATCCGCTTCCGAGAAAAGTTGCCTTCCCGATTGCCCCTTCTTTGGCCTGCGCAGGATCTTTGCGATTGACGGGCTTCTTGAAGATCAGGGATGCGGTTTCGGAATACACGTCCAGTCCGGCGTGCATTTGCTCAACGCGATCATGCTGGCCAGCCATCGAAAGCAGATTGCGCGCTTCGACCGCTGCAAAGTCTCCGCCGACCAGAACCTTGCCCTTCTCTGGCACTATGCAGGATCGCAGCGATGAGACCACTGCCGAAAAAATATCAGGTCCCCAAATCTCCTGAATGTGAGGCACATTGCGCGTCAGGATCGCGTCAGCCAAGATGTCAGCCGTCAGACCCGGCCTGTCTCCTATCTCGCCGCGAGGGTAATTCTGGATTTGAATGAGGCGTCCCGCATCGCGGCCTGTGCGAGCGCCATGATATTGTGTCGTGTAGCGAACGCGCCCATCGCCACAAGCACAATCCAGCATCCGTTGAAGCTTCGCTACGCTACTCGAAGCCAGCGAACGACGCAGTGTCAGAGCCTCATGGACGTGGTAGGGCAAAGGCTCCCCGAAATCCTCGATCCCAAATTCGTCATCAGGGTCAAGGATCGCATCAAGCGTGGCCTTCTTCATGTCACTAAGGGGGATGCCCTGATCGTTAACCCAATTGAGCACCTTTTCGCGCTGTGTCGGATTAAGACCTGTCAATTCGCGAAAACGCTCCATCATCGGAATGCGCACCTGATCGAGCACGTCGATGCAGGCATCCACGAATTCCCGATCAATCTTGATCCCGCGCTGATTGATCTTCTGGTCAAGTATCCACGTATGCCGCTCGGAAGGTCCAAGACCTTGCGTAGCGATATATACCCCGTATTGAGCATTGGCATCGTCAGCGCAGTAATCCGAAAGCCTGCGAAGGTTGAAATCATTGTGCTGCGACCAGCCACCAAGCCTATCAGGCTTGCACATGGTCAGCATCAGCTTGTGACCGTCCATGTCCTTCTTCACAGGCAATTCGAGCGCAGTCACCAGCGCATCTAGGCCGAGAGGCAATCCCTTCATCGCAGCAACAGCCATAGTGTCGTGCCAGCGCTCAGGAGGCAGCGCAGGGTAGCCCATCGGCTCCATGTGATACTTCCACATGGCCTGTTCGAATCCGGCATTATGCGCGACAAAAATGACGGCAGGATCGTTGCACAGCGCGAGCAATTCAGTGTCAAGCGCGTGCATCTGCTTTTCGGTCAGGACCCGCGTCGGTTGCGGCTTGCCTTCGATCACGACTTTCAGGGACAGGCACAGCGGAAAGGTCGTCATGTCCTCCGCATACTTCCAAGCGCCAACCTTGCGCAGATCGGCGCGGCTGGCAGTCTCGAAATCAGCCACAACGAATTTCACAATCTTCTCCCGCTCAAAGAGTTGGCAGACATATCGCACCTGGTCTGCCAGCAGGCTTCCAACGCTTATTCAGCGTGCGCGATCACCATGCAGGAGCCTCAGCCTGCTTTTCAACGCTCTCATTGCTCGGCGCATTGGCAAGAGGATCGTAGTCGGAATATCCGACGAAGCTGCCAAACACTTGGCTGTTATCCAGTCCGCCTGAGCTAGCAATACGCTCGCCCTTGCGGACAAAGAGGCAGTTCTGGAGGTAGGCAGTCACCCCATCCTTGGCATCCAGCGTCTTGCGACGGAAAGCCTTGAAGGCCACCGCAGGCACGACATAGGCACCGGGATAGAAGAGATCCTTGCCAGCCTGTGCGCGGGCATGTTCCTCGTTCGGAATGTCCACGATCTTGCCAGCCTGCAATTGCGCCAACTCCACATCATACTGCGAGGATGCGGTCAGAATGCCTGCATAAGGCCTGTAGAGTTCAGCACGCTTTTCGGCCTTCTCCCTGATCTTGAACGCCTCGTCAGGGCTTTTGCCCGCAGCATCCAGTTCAGCCTTCTGGATCGTTCGATTGGCGGCGGTCGTGCCGCTCATGCAGGCGAGGTAGTAGTCCGCCGGATTGGTGAAGGTGCCGAGTTCGGACTTGATCGCCTGCACCATGATTTCCACGATCTTGTCGAAATCTTCCTTTTCCAGCCCGAACGTGCCGGAAAACTTCGGCGTGGCGTTCATCACACCGCGCGGCGCAGACTTTGCCGTGATTGAGGAATAGAGCAGCCGAGCAGGCTTGGCGAGCGTGTAGCGGATAGTTTCAGCCATTTTCATCTCCTTCGTGGCTTCTTCGTTGTTGCATGGAAACCGCCATGCCGGATTTCAAAACCCCATATCCTCTGGCGACTGTGCGTGTGCCTCGAACACAGCGGCATTGCCGCGCCCTTTGGCCTCTGGGCGAGGATCAGAGATCGGTGCGACCGACAAGCCA